GTTATGGGCGTTCAAGCAGCGCCTAATACGGCAACTGCTACGGCCACTCTGACCGTTGCACAAACCACTGGCGGCATCTTGGTTGGCAACCCGTCGACTACTGCGGCGACTTACACGCTTCCAACTGCTACGGCAATTGACGCGGTGTTTACCAACGCAAAAGTCAACAGTACGTTTGAACTGACCGTCATTAACTTGGGCACTTCAACTGGCCTGATTACGATGGCCGTTGGAACCGGCATCACTGCGGTTGGTAACTTGGTTGTCGCAATTACTGGTAGCGCGGCAGGCGTTGGCGGCGCGGGGCAATTCTTGTTCCGCAAGACCGGCGATGCCGCATACACTGTGTACCGTATTGCCTAAACCTAACGGGGGCTTCGGCCCCTGTTTTTTAAGGAAACATCATGCCAAATACCCAAGCAGTAGGTGTTGCGTATAGCGACCCCGAATTTACTACCTGCTATGCAAGCCAAGAACTTGGCTACAGCGCAGCAGCCCAAGGTGCGGTAACGCAAGCCACAAGCAAATCCACGGGCGTGACGCTGAATAACAGCGCTGGCCGCATCACGATGAACAATGCAGCGTTGGCCGGAGCCACCGCAGTGTCGTTCATTTTGACCAACAGCTTGATTTCCATCAATGACACAATCATTGTGTGTGTTTCCAGTAATACGACTGGTAGCGCTGCGGGGGCTTACACCACTTACGTTTCGTATTTGGCTGCTGGCTCTGCCTTGATCACGTTGCGAAATTTGACTGCTGCTACTTCATATTCTGAAGCAGTGATTATCAATTTTTCTATCATCCACGCCGCATCTTAAAAAGAAGGGGGCCACAAGCCCCCTTTCTCACCTATGGTCATATATCTAAAGCATCCCATCCACGGCGCTAAAGTGGCGACTATGGAACTTGAGGCAGAAGCCGACGAGAAAAACGGCTGGGTAAGATATACTTTGGATACGCCCGATTTTGAGTTGGCGGCTCCCGTGAACGTCCTGGAAGTAAAGCGACGTAGAAAAGTTGAACTAGAAGGAGTCTAGCTATGGCGACCTATACAGCGGGTGACCAGATTAATAGGGCACTGCGGTTGCTTGGCGTTCTTGCCGAGGGCGAGACTACTTCCGCATCAGTGTCGCAAGATTCACTGATGGCAATGAATCAGATGATTGATTCATGGAACACCGAGCGTTTGGCGGTGTTCAGCACCCAAGATCAGATTTTCACTTGGCCCGCTGGCTTTATCAACCGCACGCTTGGCCCAACCGGTGATTTTTCTGGCAATCGGCCCATTCTGTTGGATGACGCAACTTACTACCGCGACCCAGGAACCAATGTCAGCTTTGGCATAAAAATGATCAACCAACAGCAGTACGATGGTATTGCTGTAAAGACGGTTACATCTACCTACCCGCAAGTGCTTTTTATCAACATGACATATCCTGATGTGGATATGTACATCTACCCCAAGCCTACGCGGGATTTGGAGTGGCACTTTATCAGCGTTGAAGAACTGACCCAACCCGCTACATTAACTACCGTGCTGGCTTTTCCGCCAGGCTATTTGCGGGCGTTTACTTACAACTTGGCGATGGAGATTGCGCCTGAATTTGGCGTTGAGCCCAGTCCACAAGTGACCCGCATTGCCATGACTAGCAAACGCAATCTGAAGCGCATCAACAACCCTGATGATGTGATGTCAATGCCTTACGCGATTGTGGCAAGCCGCCAGCGGTTCAACATCTACGCAGGAAACTACTGATGCAGACCCCGATACTCGGCGCGTCCTATGTCGCCCGCAGTATCAATGCTGCGGACAACCGAATGGTAAATCTGTTTCCGGAGATGACTCCAGACAACGGACAAACCGCCGCGTTTCTTAACCGAGCGCCAGGGCTTGAATTCCTACAGACTGTGGGTACAGGCCCAATCCGCGCTCTGTGGGCGCACCAGACCAACGGCAGCGACTTCTATGTGGTGTCTGGCGGTGAAGTGTACAAATTGAACAGCATGACCGGAGCGCCTACCTTGCTGGGCACGGTGTCTGGCACAGGGCCGGTGTCCATTGCGGACAACGGCACGCAAATATTTTTTGCTTGCAACCCAGACGGATTTATCTACAACGAAGTCACCAACGTCTTTGCTCAAATCACCGATCCTGACTTTCCAGGCGCGGTGACGGTTGGGTATTTGGATGGGTACTTTGTTTTTAACGAGCCAAACAGTCAGCGCGTATGGGTCACAGCTTTGCTGGATGGCCTATCGGTTGACCCGCTGGATTTTGCCAGCGCAGAAGGTTCACCAGACGGATTGGTGGGTTTGATTGTTGACCACCGTGAAGCATGGTTGTTTGGCACTGACTCGGTAGAGGTTTGGTATGACGCTGGGTTGCCTGATTTCCCATTAACCCGCATCCAAGGCGCGTTCAATGAGATTGGTTGCGTTGCGGCATTTTCTATTGCCAAGCTGGACAATGGACTGTTTTGGCTAGGAACCGATGCTCGCGGGCAGGGCATTGTCTATCGCGCCAACGGCTACACCGGCCAACGCATCTCTACGCACGCCATTGAGTATGCAATTGCCCAATACGGCAACATCTCAGACGCTATTGCTTACACCTATCAACAGGAAGGCCACGCCTTTTATGTGCTGACATTTCCTACCGGCGACGCAACATGGGTCTATGATGTGTCCACGCAAGCATGGCATGAGCGTGCCGGTTGGGATAATGGAGTATTTGTTCGCCACCGCAGCAATTGCCAGTGCAATTTTGGCGGCAATACCATTGTTGGCGACTATGAAAACGGAAATATCTACCAGTTCAGCCTAGACATTTACGCGGACAATGGGGGCATCCAAAAATGGTTGCGTTCATGGCGGGCGTTGCCAACAGGGCAAAATAATCTAAAACGCACCGCACACCACAGCTTGCAATTGAATTGCGAGTCTGGCGTTGGCCTTATTGACGGCCAAGGCTCAGATCCACAGGCTATGCTGCGTTGGTCGGATGACGGCGGCCATACTTGGAGTAGTGAGCATTGGTCACCAATGGGTAAGATAGGAGCGTACTACCAACGCGTATTTTGGCGGCGGTTGGGCATGACATTAAAGCTGCGGGATAGAGTTTACGAAGTGTCCGGTACTGACCCCGTAAAGATTGCCGTTATGGGCGCTGAATTGATATTGAGTCCGACAAATGCCTAGTCCAATGAACGTCACCAATATCCCATCCTCGCGGGTGGATTTTATTGACCCCCGCACGGGGTTAATGTCCCGTGAATGGTATCGGTTTTTTCTTAATTTGTTTACTTTAACGGGCAGCGGCAACAATCAAACTTCATTGGATGAATTGCAACTTTCACCGCCTGCCGTTAACACTACCGGCGGCACAGTCACTAGTGTTGCGGCGCTTACGCTAGGAACATCTGGCACGGATGTTTCATCCACAGTTGCAAATTCCACTACCACGCCAGTTATTACACTAAATTTGCCTACCGCATCGGCAACCAATCGAGGTGCGTTAAGCGCAACGGATTGGACTACTTTTAACAACAAAGGCACTGGCTCAGTCACTTCTGTTTCAGGCACTACAGACCGTGTTACTAGCACTGGCGGCGCTACCCCTGTTATTGATTTGGCAAGTGGCATAGCAACGCCAGGAACTACGGGTTCTGCAACGCTAGTGCCAGTAGTCACTATTGACACTTATGGGCGTGTTACTAGCATCACCACGGCGGCTAATCCGCAAGGAACCGTGACTAGTGTTACTGGAACTGCGCCAGTTGTTTCATCTGGAGGCGCAACACCCGCCATTTCAATGGCGGCAGCAAATACCACCACTAGTGGTTATTTGACTAGCACCGATTGGAATACCTTTAACAGCAAAGGCTCAGGAACCGTGACTAGTGTTACAGGCACTGCCCCTGTTGTATCGTCTGGTGGTGCTACCCCTGCCATCAGCATGGCAGCCGCTACTTCATCTGTAAACGGCTATTTGACCTCCACAGATTGGTCTACTTTCAATAGCAAAGGCTCAGGTTCTGTCACCAGTGTGGCGGCAACTGTTCCTAGCTTTTTGTCGGTAGCTGGCAGCCCTATTACCACTTCAGGCACATTGGCATTGACCTATTCAGGTACTGCTTTGCCGGTTGCAAATGGCGGTACTGGTGTAACCACATCAACAGGCACAACCAATGTGGTGTTGTCTAACAGCCCTACAATTGTCACGCCGACTATTAACGCCATTACATCGGCTTCTGCTACAGCACTCACATTGCAAAGTGCAGGAGCCACAGCAATCACCGCAAACACAAGTCAAAATGTAGGAGTTGGAACTTCCGCTATTACGGCAAAATTACACGCATATGCAACAAGTGGAACAACACTAACAATAGGAAGATTTGAAGCGGCAATTGGTTCTTACACGGGAACATCTTTAATTGCCGCCAATACGCTAGGCCCATCTTCTGCATACAACTTGTTTTCGTGTCTTGCCGACTCAGATGGCGATGCCGGTGGGCCTTTTACTGAATTTTTAGTGCGTGGTGATGGCATCGTTTCTATGCCAGCTTATGGTGCTGGCGCGGCAACATTTTCAGCCGCTGGCGTTATATCTTCTGTTTCTGATGAAACATGGAAAATTAAAGATGGTGTACCCGTTGATACCGATTCCATGCTTAAAAAGTTGGAACCTGGATATTGGTATTACAACGATGAAAAGAAAGAAACTTTTGGCGCTGATAGACAGTTAGGTTTTTACGCTCAAAACGTAAATGCTGCTATAGGGCCAGAAGCAGCGCCAATTCCCGAAAAAGGAAAACCGTGGGGTTACCATGATCGTTCTGTTTTGGCGGTGACTGTGATGTCTTTACAAAAAGCACTTGCAACCATTGAATCCCTAACCGCCCGTATTGCGGCACTTGAATCTAAGTAAAGTTCACCATGACTACAACTTGGAATATCGTACAAACAGACTACTTGATAGCAGATGGTTTTATCACTACCGCACACTGGAGAGTAGATGCTGTTGATGAAAATTATTCTGCTGGCGCTTATGGTACTTGCAACTTTGCTGCTGCCACACCATCCATCCCCTATGCCAGCGTGACTAAGCAGGAAGTGCTGAACTGGTGCTGGGCTAACGGCGTTGACAAAAGTGCTATTGAGGCCAATCTTGCCGAACAAATTGCCGAATTGAAAAACCCTGTAAGTGCCATTGGTCTACCTTGGAGCGCCTAAATGAATAAAATTGTGGCTACGCAAAATTTGCCCTTAGTAGCATAATGGGTAAAAGGAGCGCTTTATGACCGTAACTGCCAAAACGCTAGTTCCAGCCAAGTTTGTTGACGTGGCTCAAACCACGCAATACACGGCCAATGGGGTTACGACCATCATTGACAAGTTTACGGCTACCAATGTCAGCGGAAGCACGGCGACCATCAGCATCAACTTGGTGACCGAAACGTACACTCCAGCCGATAGCAATCTGATTGTGAAAAATAAGTCACTAGCGGCCAGCGAAACTTACATCTTTCCCGAGTTGGTAGGCCAAATCTTGCAAGCTGGCGCGTTTATCTCAACTATTGCCAGTGCGGGCAGCGCCATCAATATGCGCGTCAGCGGAAGGGAAGTGACATGATCAAACATCATTTTTCCAGCGGCGTATATGCCAAGGAAACCCGCATTCCCGCTAATAGCTGGCTGGTTCAACATATCCACAAACACAGCCACTTATCCATCTTGGCCAGCGGCTCGATTGAATTGGTGGTCGACGGTGAAAAATCTGTTTTGCACGCCCCCGCGTGCCTTAGTATTGCCGCAGGCAAGCATCACGGCGTAAAATCGCTCACAGACGTAGTTTGGTATTGCATCCACGCAACGGATTGCACGGATGAAGACGAAGTAGATGAAGTTCTTATAGTGCCTGCAAATGGCGCTCAGATCCAAAATATTGCTCAAATTATGAGCGAAGGAGTTTGATATGCCATGGGTAGCAGCAGCCATTGGAGGAAGCGCGTTACTTGGCGCGTACTCAGCGGATAGAGCCGCAAACACACAAGCTGCCGCAGCCGAACGCGCCGCTCAAGCTCAATTAGAGGCATCTAGATACGCTTCCGATTTGCAGCAGCAGCAATACAGAGAAAATGTCCAACGGCAGCAGCCGTTCTATCAAGCTGGCGTCAACGCCTTGCCCGAGTTGGTGGCAGCATCTAAATACACGCCGTTTGGTCAAGAACAATTCCAAGCTGACCCAGGCTACGCTTTCCGGTTGTCGGAAGGCCAAAAAGCATTGGATCGGTCTGCTGCTGCACGCGGTGGGTTAATCTCTGGCGGCGCATTGAAGGCTGCTACACGCTTTGGTCAGGACATGGGTTCGCAAGAGTACACCAACGCATTCAACCGCTACCAAGCTGAACGCCAAGCGCGTCTTGGCCCGCTGCAATCGTTGACCGGTATGGGACAAAGCACCGCCAACACCATAGGCGCAGCAGGGCAAAACATGGCGTCTAATGTAGGCAACTACGGAATGCAAGGCGCAAACGCCACAGGCGAAGGCTATATGGGTGCGGCCAACGCCCGCGCGTCGGGCTACATGGGAACGTCTAACGCGCTCACCAGTGGTTTGGGTTCGTATTTGAACTACAGCAACCAGCAAAATTTACTAGCCGCGCTTAAAGGCAACACTGGAGCGGTTCCAACGGGGTATATTGGCGCGCCAACAGCCGCCCCTGCTTTCTACGGATAAATCGGAGACACCATGCCCCTCGATACACGGATCGCGTTAGGCGCGCAACCTCTCCAGATTGAAAGCCCATTGGCCCAATACGGCCAAGCTGTCGGCATTCAGAACGCCATGCAGCAAAACCAGCTTGGGCAAATGCAGATGTCTGCCGCCCAGCGGGCTATGCAAGAGGAAGAAGGCGCTAAGAATTTTCTGTCTGGCAACCCCGACTTGAATGATGTTGCAAATCAGCGCCGGTTGTTGGCGTTTGGTAAGACAGGTCTGGGCTACGCCAAATTAATTGCCGAGCAGAAAAAAGCCGGAATGGAAGGCGACAAATTAGCCGCTGAAATTTTGGGTGCAAATCAAAAGAATTTCACCGCCCTTAATTCACCTATGGACGCAGCCGCGCGCGGCCCAGCCGGAATTACCGACTATGTTGAAGCGCTGTATAAAGATCCCGTTTTGGGGCCGTTGGCTGCGCGGGTTAAATCAAAAGAACAAGCGCTTGCAGAAAATCAACTTTTGTACCAGAAAAGCCCAGAACAATGGATTATGGCGCACGCCAATTTGGATGGCCAACATTTGCTTGACGCATTGAAAACAAGTGCGGAAAAAGAAGCTGAGCGCGCGCGGATTGCGTCGTTGCCGCCGCTTCCTACGGTTGCTGGCGCAGTTGGAATGCCTAACGCCACCGGCGCGGGGCTGGTTACGCCTGGGGCACAACCAGTCGCAGAGGGAGTGCAAGCTAGACCCGTTGCTTCTGCCGCCAATTTGACCCCCGTTGCTCTTAACACTTTGGTTCCCGCCGCTGCTGCCCCAGTTAACGCTTTGGCAGGCAACGAGGCTACGCTTCAAGCAATAAGTGTTGAGAGTAAGCGGCTAAATGATCGTCTAGATGTCTTGGACAGAATGCCGTTCTCAAAAGGCAAAGAAGACGAAACAAAACGGATTGAAGCACGTCTAAAAGAACTTAACGCGCCTATCAATCTGCGCGCCGATGGTACATCTATTATTCCTGGCAAGGGCACACTCACCGCCGCCGCCGCGCCGTCTGACATCTTAAGATTGCAGCGCGAAGAAGCCGCCTTGCGCGCAGCAGGAAATACAAAAGAAGCTGACGTTATTGCCGATCAAATTAAGGTTAAGAATCAGTTGCGCGACGACCGCGCTGAGATGGAAAAATTAGTGGATGCGGAAATTGCTGCACGTAAAAAAGGAGAGTTACGAAAAGCTGCCGACCTTGCCGAGCAAATTGCGGTCAAGAACCAACAGCGCGATGACCGCACTGCGTCGCAAAAAGAACAAGCCGTTCTTGATGACCCAAGAGCAACCGAAACGCAAAAAACAAACGCTAGGCTGCAACTTGCAAAGTTGAACCACATCCCCGAAAAAGCTATGAGCGATTTTGAAAGAGGATTGGCCGCGTCGAATTTGCCCGAAACAGAGAAAAGCAAGCTAAGAAACGCTTGGCTGAAGTCGCATTCCGAACACGCACCGCCAACACAAATCAGCCTTACGCAAAATGCCGAAAAATCTTACGGCACAGCGTTTGGCAACAAGATTGCGGACTTGGATGTGGCGAAATACGACGCGGCTGGCAGAGCGCCTGAATTGGCTGCTAACGCTAACCGCGTGCTGTCCATCTTGGACCAAGGCGATGTGTTTGTAGGCCCAGCCGCTACCATTAAGTTGAATCTTGCCCGCGTCCTTAACGCCGCTGGCGCAAGCAACGATGAAAAGATAGCCAATACGGAGACCCTTATTTCCGGATTGGGTCGAAATACGCTAGGAATGATTAAAGGCTCCGGTCTTGGGACGGCTCAAGGATTTACGGATAAGGACTTGCAGTTCTTGGAGCGCGTTGCAGGCGGCTCAATCGACTACAACGCACAAACACTACGCACTTTGACCGATCTTTCGCACAAGGCTGCAACGGCGAGCGCAGAGACATGGAACAAACGCGCCAAAGAAATTCCCGCGTCGGCGCTGGGCGGCACGGGCATTTCTGTCGAACCAATTGTTGTTCCCGCCCGCGTGACAAAAGCGGCGGCAGCAACTAGACCGGCGGGCGTGCCTGCTGAATGGACATTACAGATTGACGCAAACGGCAAGAAAGCATACGTCAGCCCAGACGGAAAATCTTTCAAAGAGGTGCCATGATGGCGGGCTTTGACCTATCCACAGCCAAACCTGTAACCGGGTTTGACTTATCAACCGCGCGGCCTGCTAGTGAGGGTATGCCTGCACCTCGCCGAAGCTGGAGCGATGTGGGCGGCGAAGCCTTGGCCAACGTGCCCCAAAGCGCAGGTAAATTTGTAAGTGGAATTGTCCAAAGCCTAGCGCATCCAATTGACACTCTGACCAGCATATCGGACTTGGCTGCGGGTGGCTTTTACAATGCCATGCCCAAAGCTGTGCAGTCAGCCATCAACGCAATTGAGGTCAATCCAGAAGCCCAGCAACGCGCAATCAAGACTGCAAATGCTGTGGGCGGCGAGTACAAGCAAAGATACGGCGATATGGACAAGATCAAAGCCACGCTGGCTACTGATCCTGTAGGGGCTGCGGCGGATTTATCCATGATATTTTCGGGCGGCGCATCGGCTACTGCCCGCGTCGCCCCAGCCGTATCCAAAGCGCTGACTACGGCGGCGACGGTCACAAATCCCATGGCGCCTGTGGTTGGTGCGGCCAATTTAGGCCTCAAAGCTACCGGTGTAGGCGGCAAAGCGGTGTTCAACGCGCTAGACCCTAAGTCCAAAGCCTACACGACCGCTGCGGAAGGGCGCACGCCTGAAATTCTCAACGCGCTGCTAAACGCGCCTGAGTTAGTTCCAGGCTCGCTTCCTACCGCCGCACAAGCCGCCACGCCTGCGGGCGCTACGCGGTTTGCGGCGCTTGGCAAACAAGCAGCAGAAAAACTGCCCAGCGATTATCTGGCCCGCGAAGCGGCGCAAAAGGAAGCCCAACTTGCAGCCATACGCGGCGTCGGCAAAACTGAGGCAGACATCAACGCCGCTGAAGCTGCAAGAACAAGCGTATCCGATCCGCTATACAAAATTGCAGATCAAGCTGTTGTCCCTGCTGATGCGGCGTTTGCCGTTCTTACGGCGCGCCCATCAATGGATAAAGTATTGGCCCGGGCTAAACAGCTTGCGGAAGAAAAAGGCCAGACATTTCAAATTGGTCAAAATGCGCCCGCGCAGACTATACCGTCGCCTATCTTGGGGCCAAACGGTCTTCCAGTGGGCAGCACGACTATTCCCGCTCAAGTGGCCAGCTACCCTGGTTCCAGCTTGCATTTTATGAAGCTGGCGTTTGATGACTTGATTCGCGACCCCGCCACATTTGGCATTGGTAAAAACGAAGTCAACGCAATTTCCAATACGCGCGGCCAATTTATGAATTGGTTTGAAAACAAAGTGCCCGAGTACGGTCAAGCGCGGACGTTGTTTTCTGCGGGCAGCAAGCCTATCAATCAAATGCAAATTGGGCAGTTCTTGGAAGGCAAACTCACACCTATTTTGGGTGAAGAAACAGGTCGCCTACGCGCAGCTGGATTTGCTACCGCTGTGGAAAACGCGCCCGGCACCATACAAAAAGCAACCACAGGTTTGCCTCGTTACAATAACTTGGCCAAGATCATGTCGCCAGAACAAATGGCAGTCATTGACGGCATCAAGGATGACTTATCGAGAATCGCCGCCGCAGAATACCAAGGGCGCAAAGGCGCTAAAGCTGGCCCTGATCTTCTTACCGTTGGCTCGGAAGCATTGGCAGGGTTGCAATCCCCAAGTTTTCTGAACCGCGCCGCTACGTTGGCCAATGAGATTGTCCGCCGTCTAAAAGGCGGCGTAAACGAAAAGATGGCCATTGAGATCGCCACAGAAATGCTTGATCCACAAGCCGCTGCTACCGCGCTGATGAAAGCAAAAGCTCGGCAAGTGAAAGGCGAAAAGATGTTTGACCCGTTCTCACAAAAAGTGAGCGCGGAAAAAGTTAGAAATATTGGCGTAGCACAAAACGCCCTTGCCCCCGAAAACCAAAACGCTTTGAATGCCCAATAATGGATCAGCATCTACTCAACATCCTATTCGGCGCTGCTTTGACGGTGGCCGGATGGTTCGCCCGTGAACTGTGGTCGGCGGTGCAGGAACTGAAAACGGATCTCAGTAAACTACCCTTGGTCTACGTTGCGCGGCAGGACTACCGCGACGACATGAAAGAGATCAAAGAAATGCTCAGTAAGATTTTTGACCGTTTGGAAAACAAACAAGACAAGGACAAATGATATGGCCGGACTATCACCTACACCCAAGCAGCAAATCTTTGGCTCTGACGGCGCTCCGCTAGTTGGAGGGAAGATTTACACCTACGCTGCTGGCACAACGACACCGGTTGCCACCTACACTGACTATTCGGCTGGCACGGCAAACACCAACCCTATCATTTTGGACTCTTACGGCCAAGCCAATATCTGGCTTTTGTCCACCGTAAGCTACAAGTTTGTGGTTAAAACTGCAACTGATGTGCTGCTGTACACGGTGGATAACATTGCAGCGGCGTTAGACGTTAGCGCGTTGGCAGCCCCGCCGCCAATTGGAAGCACCACACCTAACACCGGCGCGTTTACTACGCTAACAGCATCTGGCGCGTTTACGTTGACCGGAAACGGCGCAATGAAATTAAACGCTGGTACTACCGCAGAGCGTCCTACGCCGTCCAACGGCATGATCCGTTACAACACTAGCACACCAGGCGTTGAAGGCTACATCAATGGCGCTTGGACAAGTATTTTTTCTGGAACGCCTGTCACATCTGTTGCATCAGGAACCGGCCTTACTGGTGGCCCCATTACTTCTACCGGAACACTTTCTATTGACAGCACTGTTGCAACATTGACAGGTTCGCAAACACTGACAAATAAAACGCTTGGATCTGGCCTTGTAGCTGGCGCAAGCTATTTGACATTGGGCACTTCTGTTGCGTCTACAAGTGGAACAAGTATTTCATTTAGTTCAATACCAAGTTGGGTTAGACGAATTACCATACTTTTAAATGCCGTTAGTACAAATGGCGGCAGCAATCTTGCACTTCAAATTGGCCCTGTTTCTGGTGTTGAAACATCTGGTTATAACGGTGGCGCTTTTACTCCATCAACATGGGTTACATATTCAACTGAATGGGCAATAACTGGCACAAATTCAGCCGCAAATTTCCATTATGGAACTATCTTTCTTACTTTGCAAGATAGTGCAAGCAATACTTGGGTAATGTCTTCAACAGGCGTTGGTGTAAGTGTTAATGTTTCTTCAGTTGCTAACGGCGCAAAAGCAATAACAGGAGTGTTGTCAACATTAAGAATTATTGGCAGCAATACAGGATCCCCTGTCGATACATTTGACAGTGGTTCCATTAACATTGTGTACGAATAAACCAATGTGCGTTGGCTTGTACCAATCGTCTTGCTGTCGTTCGTCTACGGCGCGACAGTCAAGCGCGAGTGCAGCGTCAGCGACTTTGTAAACATTGCGTACAGCAACCACAACCCAAAGGAACGCCATGATCGAATTGTTGAATGGTTGGATGACTCGGGCCAAGTCTGCACTAAAGAGCAGTTGGTACTCATTTACACAAATCTGGCGCAAGTCTTAGGCGCAACGGA